CCGCCCTGCGATCCAAGAACACTTGGGACGTCACCTGACCGTGGCATAACAATAGAATTCATAGCTACCTCACTGAAGTTTGAGTGATAGTCACCAGAACCCAACAACTGTCCGAGTCCGGACCCAAACCACTTGCCAAGTTTCTCTCCAAGCTGTGCCTGTCCGAACATACCACCGACCTTACTACCAGCAATTCCGCCGGCCGTTTTAAACGGACGTGCGGCTTTCTGCTTAGCCGGGGGCCTGGGTCGGGGCCCTTTAACTTTCTTGCCAGCCATTGTTTTAAATTTTCCGTGTCTTTTGGTGAAATTATGGGATCCCGCCCACCAACGGGACTGTACATCATAGGTTACAGGAAATCCTGCTGCGCCGTGCAGTCTCTCGGCATTTTGTTTAGCACGGAAGTATTAAGCGGCTGCCTCGTTGTCAAGCAAGCCGCACCGTTTTGGGCATAAACCTACAACCCCACTCCTGAAATAATCATCACAACCGCCACAACTCCTGCACGAACTGATCAGGAGGGTTAACCGCAAACTCCAGGGGACCTCGGTTACGGATCAGTTCCTCGATCGCAACTTGGTAATCGGGAGTTAACCCAAAAGCCAGCCAGAACGAGTAGCGCGCAGCCTGGCTGACGCCAGGCTGACGATCCATCCCACGGGCCAGAATCATCATTCCAGTGTCAAGGGCTCCATGCTCCAAAACCCCGAATCGATGCTTCCTATTTCCCCGCAGTTTTGGTAATGCTTCAGAGCTCCGAATATACCACCTATAAAATTCCTCCCAAATTGGTAAACCATTGGCCAACGCGGCACCACCCTCACCAACCGCATTAAGCCACTTCCGTGTTGCGCCCGGATCAGTCAACGGAAATAAAGACAAAGAGTCCTTATAAAAGGCTTTAAGCCCACGAACCATGACCCACCGGTCGCCATCAAACACGGGATTGGCCTGGCAGAACTCTATCCGCTCAAACACGTCCTTCGGCGGCTGGACCACCATTGTGAATCCCATTTCTG